TCAGCAGGCTGCTATATGGGAGTTCATGCCCAAAGAGTTTAAACGCAAGACTAAGGGCATCGAGGGCTACATTAACTACTCTATGCAGAATGGTTTTACCGGGCAGTCGTTTATCTTTCCAGATACTAGAACCCGTGTAGACTTCAAGACCTATACGCAGTTCAGTAATAACCATACCATCTTAGAAGGTTTTGAGTTTGGGTTCCCCAATCTAGGCAACCACCCAGAGAACGTAGGTATTGGTAATGACGAGTATCTGGGTGACTCTACGCTTATCAACACACAGCGTTTCCGTCTAGCCACCAGAGATTCTAAGCTAGTTACAGGGTTTACCCCTATTGATGGCTACACAGAACTCATAGCTGACTACCTAAGAGATGCGGAGATTCTAGAGACTAAACACGCAGAGCTACTGGATGAGCCTGTAGCTGTTAAGCAGTATAGCGTAAACAGGGATGCCGGCATTGTGTATCTGCACACGGACGAGAACCCCTTTGGTGGCTATGATCGTATAGCTAAAGACTTGCAGGGCAGGCCAAGGGAAGAGATACTAACCCGTGCATACGGTGTCCCTGTTAAGTCTATGACTACTCTGTTTCCATTGTTTAGCACTAAGGTTCACGTAACAGACGAACTGCCTACAATAACTAAGGAAACTCACACGGTATACCAAGTAGTTGACCCCGCTGGTGCTAGAAACTATGTGGCTATCTGGGCTGCGGTAGACAAGCAAGGGTTCATTACCATCCTACGTGAGTGGCCTGACAGAGATACCTACGGCGAGTGGGCATTGTCCGGTGATCCCAAGTGGAGGTTTGGTCCAGCAGCCAAGAAGATGGGACACGACATTCAGGCATATATAGAGGAGTTTAGAGATATAGAGAGTGACCTAGGCGTACAGGTATTTGAGCGTATAGGTGACTCACGCTTCTTTGCTAGAGAGAACGAAGACAACACAGATCTGTTTGAGAGCTTTGCTTCTAAGGGAATGTTCTTTATACCATCGAGCGGGGCAGACATTGAGACAGGGCTGTCTGGTTTAGACGAGTGGATGCTATACAATCCTGACACAGAGGTAGATGATGCCAATAAACCAATACTCAAGATACACTCATCCTGTGGCAATTTAATACAAAGTTTAATTAACTGGGGACATAAAGGAAAGATAGATGAACCGCTGAAGGACTGGATTGACCTTCTGCGCTATCTACGCATGGCAAATGATGGCTATGGTCCAGACTATGTTTCTGACACTTCTATGAACACAACAAGAAAGTCCGAGGGAGGATACTAATGGCAAAGAAAAGATTATTTCAAATAGCAAAGGAATGTGAAGTTCCTTTTGATCAGGCTCTGGAACTAGCGTTTCAGCACCTAGACGAAGACATGATTACAGGGGGAAAACATTTAACCTGGATCAACGAGGCGGGACAAGAGATATTAGATGATGTTATGCCCATGCCCAATGTCTCTGATAACAAAGAAAGCGAAGAAGAGCCAAACAGATTAATATACAGGGGCAAAGTTTTAAGGGAATGCCCTAATCCCCTGTATGTTGAAGTTCATCACCGAGAATGTTTCTGCAAGGTTAACGTAAAGATTACCCGAAGGATGCAAGGTCAACTCGTTGGGAAGATGATTTATTTTGAAGAAACCAAAGAAGGAGACATAACTAAATATCATTGGATCAAAAAGATTTGATATATATGATAAACTAATAAATACCAATGTTAAGCGATAAAATTTCTGAGGAACTAACTTACGTCGGCAAAGAACCAAGTGTTCAGGCTCTGCGTCAAGCATACAGTCAAACTTTAAACGAGCTAGACTCTTATTTCGATCTATGTCGTAGTAGCTACGATGACAGACGTAACTGGTGGCCAGGCAAGAGCCGTGACCTGCGTAAGCATGGTTCTGACGCTTTTCCATGGGAAGGTGCAGCGGACATGGAGTCTCATGTTATTGATGAGCGTGTTACTAAGTTGGTATCATTGTTTATTTCGTCAATGAAGCGAGCCAACGTTAGGGCTTACCCTGTAGAGGTAGGAGACATCTCCCGATCCAAGGTAGTATCTAACTTCCTCAAGTGGATGGTATCTAGTGGTTACATTCCCCGCTTTGCTCAGGAGATGGAGCTAGGAGCCAACTATATGTTGGAGCGAGGCTTGTTGATTACCTATGTAGGATGGCACAGGGAAGACCGACGTTTTCTTCAAAAGCTAGACATAAATCAGATTGCTCAAATGTCTCCAGAGCTTGCCGCTATTATTCTAGAAGGTAATGACGACGATCAAATTATTCAGCTTATAAAAACAACTTTTGACGGTGTAACTGACCGCAAAGCCAAGAGAGCACTCAAAGAAATAAGAAAAACCGGAGTTGCGGAGCTTCCGGTAGTTCGCCGTCAAATTGATGTTCCAGATGTAAAGACACTAGCACCCGACGGAGACTTCATGTTCCCGGCTTACGTCACTGATCCTCAACGCTCACCATATTGTTTCTGGCGCACATACTATACTGCTCAAGAACTAGAAAATAAAGTTGTTACCGATGGATGGGACGAGGACTTTGTAGACTACATGATCGAGCATTACCGTGGGGTAAACATTGATTCTATTGAGCGCGAGCAAGAAGGCCGTCGTTCTATTAGTCTTACAGATTCTGCATACGAAGCCGATGAACTTATTGAGGTTGTTCACTGCTATCAACGCCTAGTTGATCCTGAAGATAGTTCTGAGGGTATTTACGAAACTGTTATGCACAAAGACTTTGATGGTAACGAAGGACTAGGAGTGCCAAGCTACGCTAAGTTTAGTCTTATGAATGGCTACGAAGACTACCCAGTTGTAGTTACAAAGCTATCAGAGGACAGCAAACGCTTGTATGATACACAGACTATCCCTGATGTATTGCGTGGCATTCAACAACAAGTGAAGGTAGAGCGAGACTCTCGCATCGACCGCAACAGCCTGGCTACGCTTCCACCAATTATGCACCCTGTAGGCAATGCGCCTAAAGATTGGGGACCCGGTAGATATATACCATACCGACGTAAGGGAGAGTTTGAGTTTGGTCCTACCCCAAACTTCAATCAAGGCTCTCTGGAGATGGAGCAAACTATGGAAAGGCAAGCCAACGCAATGGTAGGACTAGATTTTCAAGACCCCATTAGCCAGATGCGTAGGCAGTTCCTGGTAGACAAGTTCTTGGCTCACTGCGCTAATGTTCTAAAGCTAGCGTATCGTTGCTTCCAAAGGTTCGGACCAGACAGTATCTTCTTCAGAGTTACTGGTAGCCCAGACCCGCAGGTCTTTGACAAGGGCGATCCAGACGAAAACTTTGACATCTTGATTGACTATGATGTATTAAACTCTGACCCAGAGGCTCAAGAAAATAAACTAAACCAGTTAGTTTCATTAACTCAATTAGATGTAAACGGCAGGATTAGCATTGATCGTTTGCTTGAGGTAGCCGCTAGCAGCATTGACCCAACCCTTGCGGATGCAGTGTTGCAACCAGCAGAGGAAGCCCAAGAGCAGATTGTTAAGCAGGTTACAGATGACTTGACAAAAATCTTTGCAGGCATTGAAATGCCGGCTCGTCCAAATGGTGGTCAGATTGCATTGCAAGTTATCGAGCAATATGCGTCTCAGCCAGATGTAGCACAAAGAATAGAACAAGATGAGGCATTCCGAGCTAGAATGGAGAAATACCAAGGTCAATATGTATTTGCTATGCAACAAATGCAGAATGCACAAATTGGTAGAATTGGCACAAACCCCGCTCAAATGGGTAACGTGGATACTCAAAGCATCTAGCATTTGTTTATTATTCTTAAACTATAACGCAATGGCGGATAATAAAACACCCAGAGAGTTTGCATATAGCAGACTTCAGGATCAACGTTCACGTAATTACTATGATATGTTGTCCTTGAATGAAGGTAACCTACCAGGTGTTTATAAGGACAGTAAGGGCAATCGCACAATAGGTATTGGATTTAACCTTGAGGACGCAGGTAACCGTAAATTCTTAAAGCAACAAGGTATTGATATAAACGAACTTTTTGAGGGCCGTCAGCTTTCAGATAGAGAAACAAAAATCCTCTATAATCATAGTCTTACTCAAGCATTTAATGATGCCCAGAAGTATGACCCTAACTTTGCCCAAAGACCAGAGGCAGTTAAGATGACCCTAGTTGACATGGCATTTAACTTGGGTTTAACTAAGCTTAATAAGTTTGAAAAAATGAAGCAGGGCTTAATGAACAACGACTATCAGACTGCCGCAGACGAGATGGTAGATAGCCTGTGGTATGATCAAGTTAAGTCTCGCGGCCCAAGAATGGTTAAAGTAATGCGTTCTGCGGCTAGATAATTTATGGAAGAAGATATTAAGACCCTAGCTAACTACGAAGCCTTTGCTCGTTTCATTTATTCTATTGAAGCAGCACGTGAAGAAGTTATTGCTGATATGGCAAACGCATCTACGGAAGTAATACAGCAGTTGAGTGGCCGTATTCTAGCCTATGATGACATCCTAAAGATGGTAAACTGGGACGATCTTCGTGTTCGTCACAGCCAACAACTTGCGTAGGATGTTACAATGAATTTATCGCAATCATCCAGCGTATACGGATGGACGAATTATGACAGAAGATCACTCAAGCGACATCGCCGAGTCGTTAACAAACCCGGTGGCAACAAACATATCAGTGTCCGAGCTTGCCGCTCGACGCTTAGGTGCTAGCCAAGCATCCGAACCAACTGAAGAAGTCGAACAGACTGAAGAAGTTGTAGAGGAGGCGGAAGTTGCATCCAATGAATTGGAAGAAACGGAAGAAGTTGTAGAGGAATCAGAAGAGAGTTCTGAAACTGAAGCAGAGTCTGAAGTAACTTCTGAAGACGTTCTTTCACAGTTTGACCTCGATGAAATGTCGGAGGAAGACCTTAACGATCTTGGTAAGAGACTTGGCAGTAAAGCTGTTGAACGGTTTGGGAAACTAACCGCACAACGCAAAGCTGCTGAAGAGGAATTACAAAAGCTACGTGCAAGCATGGAGGCAGACTCTGCCAACCCACTTAAAGGAAATCAGCAAATCAAAAACAATCCCTATGGTAACATTGATACTATAGAAGGGATTAAAGATAAAGCTGATGAAATAAATGGGATTGTAGAGTGGGCTGAAGATGTATTGTTCAATGCTGATGGTTATGGTCCTGACGACGTAGTAACTGAAGTTGAAGGCAAGGAATTAACCAAGGCTGATATACGCAAGAGCTTGCTCAATGCACGTAAAAGCCGCGATAAGTTTCTCCCTGCCCAACTAAATGTTTTGCAAGCCAAGGAGCAAGGCCAACAACTCAAGGGTGCTTTTGAACAAAAAGCCCAAGAGGAATTGTCCTGGCTACAAGGTGAAGACAATGATACTCGTAAGCAATATGAGGCTATGGTAAATGATCCACGCTTTGCTGAACTAGAGGGTGCAGTTGCACCTGAAATTTCAGCACAGCTACCATATATCATGGCTCACGCCGCTAACAGTTTATATGGACGCAAGCCAGTTATAGAATCCAAACAATCCGCAAGACTGAATCCACCTAAGCAACCAACTGGTGCAGGTGCTCAGTCAGAACGCAAGGTAGATTCTAGGGTCAAGAAAGTAAACGAATATAGAAATCAATTCAGTAAAACAGGCAGCAAGAGTGATTTTGTAACTCTCAGAACCTTACAATTACAAAACCGATAAATTAATATACAATGT